ACTAAAAGGAGATGTTTTGTATTTATTACAGTCTCCTCGAACAGTTATGTTAAATTCGTAGTTATTATCTGATAATATGTTTTTCATATAATCCATTTGCTAATGAGTTATCAAAATTTGTATCAAATGGACATTCGCAAAACATATTAGGACAAGAAAGATATTCAAAATGTTGAGACATTCCTATCTCAAAAGACACATTATGATTAAACCAAAAGTTGAAATGATAATCAATTGCATTGTCTGGAATTAACAAAACGTGCGTGTTAGAATCTTTAAAATGAAGAGTGTTTGAGCAATTATATTTTGTAGTATCATTATAATTATAGGTGTAATTATGATTATAAGTGTCTTGATTATTGGAATTGAAGAAATGAATACAATTAATCGTAAAAAAATAAAGAATTAATAATTGTATTTTTTGCATTTGGAATACTTCAAATTAAAGAACTGTGGTAAAGTTGACTAATTTTCATTTTTAATAAAACAAAATGATTGCATAATAATTTGTTCCAGATAACTAAAATTGAATCATAATATATTTATTAATATTTATTCTTGTATGGTAATGTAGATTCTTTTTATGGGTAATAAACTATCAACCAAACGAGAATATGACGTTAATAAAACAAACAGAAATACTTCGACTATTGTAAGTTTTAGTTGTGATATTTGCAACTTTCATTTTAATACAACAACGAATGTGTTAAATTATTATGATCCTTGTTTGGATTATTATTACTATTACAAAGCGCAATCTAGAATTGTTGAAGAATTATCTTGCAACATTGAAAAAGATATTAGAGATCAAAAAATAATAATTAATGTTGTAAGAATATTTGATCTTTCAAAATCTAATGTTAAAATACATAAAAATATAAAAAAATCAAACGATTATACAATGTGTCATAGTTGTGTGCGAACAATGTTTCCTCATATAGATGTAATCCTCGCAAAAGATTTATACAATAATTCCCAACTTAATCAATTACCTAATCATAATCATAAAAATCGTAAATTTGATTCATACAATAATTTACATAAAATTCCTAAAAACTATTGTTGTGATGATTGTCATAAAATTAATACTTGTGTTAACTTAGACGAAAGTACGTGTGGATTTCAGAAGATAGGAAAGTATTTATGTAATGAATGTTTTAATAATTATTGTCTCTATGATGGTTGTAGAAATTTTCATAAAATAAAATGTCCATGTTGTGGAAATAGTTTATGCGATACTCACTGGATTAAACATTGTGAGAATTCACTAGTTATAAAAAATATTTTGCTATGTGATGGAATTTATGAAGATTTTTATCATAATAGTTATGGTTTAGAATTTGTATAATTTAGCACTATGAATGATAATAATATATTAAAAACAATTGTAAATATTTATGATAAAACTTCTTTAATTATATGTGGAAAAATAAAGAATACAGAAAAGTAATACAAGATGAAGGTTATTGCTACATTCATAATCCTTTTTTTAGTAGATAAAAGAATTAATAAAAAAATGAAATAAAAAGTAATATGTTATTCCAATGAAAAAATGTATAAAATAATTATAAAAAAATGGACCGTCCTGAATATGAAGTATGTTACGAATGTAAAAAAATACATTTCGCCTTTGAATATTGTGCCAGATGTAATAAAGTGTATTGCGAGGCTTATTGTGCCAAAATACTAAGAATTGAACCAAATTGTGGATGTTTGCGTTCCAGAGGAGAGAAATGCAAAGCTTGTGAAAATTATATTGCTGAGTGCAATTATTGTACCTTTGATATTAATGAATTAAATATAGATAATGAGGATATAGTAGATTTTTTAGAACAAGACGAGGAGGAATTCAAAATACTTTGTGAGAAGGTCAGAGAGTTCAAACATAAAAAACTATTGAACAAATATAATAAACCCGGAAACTTGACTAAACCAGTTAAATTGTAGATATTGAACTTGTTGTGGTTTTATAAGTATTTAAATATTCAGTTAATATAGTCTGGCAAAGAATAATTTTTTTTGCAAGTTATCCCGTTTTTTATTATATGGTCGGATTAGTAGATTTTAATAAATGGATTAGTAATAAACATCATATCATTTTTGTTACCTGTAAATCTTGCTCCAGATTTTCCAAATCTAATTTCATAACCTGCTTCTATTAATTTTGTTGTAACATAAGATATGTCACATGCATTATATTCATAAATATAAATTTCATAATAATGTTCACGTGATAATTTTATTCGTTCTACACAAGTATTCAATAATTTTATAGAATTCTCAGATGGATTTTTTAACGTTTTTGCCATTACTAACAGTAATGATATAAAAATTAACATTTTCATCATTATTGTAGTTCAAATAAAAAATAATATCCTAATATAATTTTACAAATAGATACCACAATCTAATAATTTGCTTATTCCATCACTCGTATTAAGAGAGTATAAATGTTTAGCCAATTTATTTTCAAAAATAGTTAAAGTGCGATTCTTTTTGAGCAATTCCAAAGTATCACAAGTCCAAATGGCAGCAAACTTGTTGATAGTATCTTGATTAATATTGACCAAAGCATAATCATAATTAATTTGTTGATTATGGAGTAACTCTTTCATACACTCATTAAATAGAGTTTTATTTTTGTATTTTTCCTTAATTTCGTTGTAATCTTCTTTAATTTTAATGGTTTTTTGTTGTAATAAGAGAAGATCAACTAATTCTTTACTTTTTAAAGCAATTGTACTAGCAAATTCGCCATCAGCTTCAATGTCTTTGATAATTTTATTAACATAGGAAATGTCTAGTTTTTTTTTATTATTACGATTTAAAGTATTAAAATAGTTGAATTCAGGTTTAAAATTAGCAGTCATAGATAATGTCAATTTATTAACATCAAATACATTAGTAAATCCATCAACATAATTACCATAAAGATTTGTATAAAAGTCGATAATATCATTGAAAAATTTAGTTCCATTAGTGAGCAAGTCGCTAAAAGTTTTTAGATCTACACTCACGTATAGTACATTTTTAAAATCAACTTTCACTCCATAATTATTATTTGATAATTTACTAATTACAGCAAGACCATTTAAAGTTACAGTGCAATTATCGTACGCAGTTATTTTTACGTTTTCTGTTTCTAATTTAATTGAACCATAGGAATAACTAATATTGTGCAGAGATTCACTAAATATTTTCATAACGTAATTATGGTTATTGTCAGCAGCAGAGCTTTTAAATCGCGACACATCAGATGCCAATATTCGTAAAGTTTTGTTATTTTTGTTGGTACAAATTAAGTTGATTTTTTTATCAAATTTATAATCACAATACTTGCGAATCCATTCAAAACCTGTTTTACCAGTATTAACAGAATATTTTGTTAATTTTTCAAGTGAGGCTATCAAAGTATCGTTTTGCATTATATTGTATTGTAATAGTATATTTAGGTATTATTATTCGATTGGTTAATAACATCATTTTTTATTGCAGTAAAAAATGAAAAACATATGTATGTGCTAATTTAAAAATAAGTGAAAAATAGTATATGCTTAATACAGAATCAAAATTACCTTATATTTTTGGTATTTTGTATTTTTTGTCTTTGCTATTTCATTCATATTTAAAGACTATTGTCGATAATTGTTCAAACAATGAGATCGTTTTAGAATCTGCAATAAAAAATCATGGAATAGCAAGTGAGTTGGTCATACCATTAGATTACCTGATAAGACAAATATTATATTATTGTTTTAATGCAATATGCGATTATGCAAATTTGATTAATGTAATACTTATATCTTTAAAAATTGTAATTATATCACCAGCTATTTTTGTGGTTGCGTTTCTGTTTTTGTTGATTATACAATAAAAATGATTTTTTATTCTTTGATTAATGTATTAATGACAATAAAAACTTAACGATGCATTATAGTAAAAAATATTACTGTAGTTGTGATGAATGTTTACCAATTTTTGACGATGTTTGCAGGAAAGTGTAGTGAATTTTGGAAGGTTTGATTATTCACGTAAACTTTTTAATCGTTTGTTTCTTAACATCCATCTTGAACGAAGACTTTTATATGGTGAAATATATAACATTTGTGTAATAAAACCATTAATCAAGCGTGCATTAGTTGATAATAAGGAGTTCAATTCTATGAAAGATAAATAATTATACGAGTAGTGAATATTTATTTTTGTATTTTAAATATTTATTGTAATAATTTATTGTACCTCCTTTTGTTACTGATTTAGGAAAAAAGGTGTGTGACCATTCACAACCAATTGTCACAACTTTAATTTTTTTTTTTAGTATTAATTTATCTTTCCATAATTCTCTTAAATTATTTTCTATTTCATCAGATAAATGTTTTATATCAAGAAAATTTTGTTGTATCTTTAAACTTTTTTCATCCCATTCTTGGAAAACCCAGTATTGGTACTCAGATAATCCTGTTGCAAGATATCCTACTGCATCCTGTTCAGGTGATTCTTCATAATCAATAGTCGCGACAAACCCATTATTTATCGGATCATTCTGTCCTGTATCATATCTAAAATTATCATCCAAACCAAATTTTTTAAGATATTCTTCAAATTCTTTTAGCGTATAACTTTTTTTATTTTGTTCTAAAAATTTATTTAATGTTGCAACAACATCGATTTCTATTCCTCTAATGGTTGTGCTGAATCCTCCTGTCATGATCCTAATATATATATTAAATAAAATATTAAAAAAAATAGAAATGAACAACAATAATAAAAAATAAAATAAGCTTACAATCAAATATAACATGTCATCAATATATTATCATATTAGATCACATCACAATGGAATTATTTTGTCACAGTTACAAAAAATGTTTTCCCAAAATTACAAAGGAATTTAAAAAAATATAATAGATACATCATGGAATTCAGAGGAAATACTAAATTTTATAAAAAATCAAAAATATATTTTCAAAAAACTTAATCCTAATTTAAAACTTACACAAGATTATACATGTCTGATTCCATTTGGATATATTTGTGAAAAATTCACACCGACTAAACCAGCAATTTGATAATAGCAAAAATAGGAAGATTATTAATAGTATTATTTTATTCCAAGTATCAATGAATAAAATTGAAAAAAAAAATATTGACAGTTGGTATTAATGTTTATGAATTAGAGTTGATACAATGGAAATTTCTAACACAAATAAAATAATTAAATACAATCAAAGAGTAACAAATACACTAAAATTAATATTAACAATAGTATCTATTTTTACGTTTTTAGTTCTTGGTAGTAGTACTGTCATACTATTGTGTATAATTTTTATTTTTGGTTACGAAAAGTTATTTAATCTTTTAGAACTTTCAAATGATTGGATTTGTCACGATGAAAAGTTATTTATGTATGATAAAATTAGTATGACTAGTGTAAAAGAAAATCATACAAATGTACTATTGATCGGAATTTCACAAAATAATTTTCAGACTTATCATAAATTACATTGGAGAAATAGAGATGGTTGTATTATAATTTCTTTTGAAAGTTTTAAAGAATATATTATGTTATCATTTTCGGTCACAATCTTAAGAATTATAATTTCAGCACTAATTTTAATTTTACCATACTTTTTGGCAATTGAAAAAGAATTGTTAAAAAGTGATTGTTATAAATCAGAACCTTATTTGTTTTTAGAATTTGTGTTATTCTACACAACAATAATTTTAGTTTCCCACTACAAAAATATAAAAATTTTAAATAAAATAATTAGTGAGAACAAGAATAAATTTATTCTTTGTAAAAAGCAAAAAATATTTATTCATGATATGACGTATTTTAAAAATATTCCTTTTACTGAATATCGTAACAATCCTGATAAATTTAAAGATTTAAATAAATATACGATTTATGGTAAATTTAATTTAAATGTTGAGTGTGGCACTAAATTCACGAACATTCCAAATAATATTTTAGATTTAATTTTCGAAAAGGATAGACCATTTACAATTAGTTATTATTTTAAAAAAACCCTAACATTAGATGATTTAATATGGTTCTATTTATGTTTTAAACACAATGAAAAAGATTTCTCATTTAATTTGACTAAAACTCCTGGTGAATACAGTCTTAACATTAATAAATTTTATGATGATTCTATTAAATATCTAACTGACGATAATTATTTAATACTTCATTCAATCATTAAAAACATAATTGATAATATTAATTTAGTCGAGAAAGAATACGAAGATGCTCATAACAAAGAATTAAAACATAAAAAAAA